CACCTCCCCCCTTGGATAGTGAATAGTGAATAATGAATAATTATTCTTTGTTTTTTGCTGTTTTTATCAAGAAAAACATGAATTTTTTTACTCACTATCAACTATTAACTATTAACTATTAACTATATAACTACCACCGTTTACGTCTAACTCTTGCGCCTCTTGCGCTTCTGTGCCAGTATTCGAGCCACGCGCTGTGCGACTTTTCGATAAATGACGCTCTGTAATTATCCCCCGCGCCGCCAAGATACAGTATATTATCCGCTATCGCGCTGTGGTACAGCTCCCGAACGCTTATATCGTCCGAAAGCGCATTTTTATCCTCGTCCGCACTAAAGCGGGGAATCACCGCACGCCGCCCCCGCGCAGGAGAACGGCGCACAGAAGTGCATATATCGGCTTCATCTTCATCGGCTTGCTCAAAAACGAACGGTGAATACATCGTCTCCAGCTCATCGACCGTATCGTTGTAATAGTCGAAAAACACCCTCTGCTCCATAGGCAGGCGCAGATTCACCCGCTCATATATCTGTAGTAATGTCATTGCTCATCACGCCGACGGGTCGCAGTTCGTTATTCTTATGCACGCGCCCGGATTTGTCACAATAAGATCGCCATAGTTGCGAAGCAGTGCGCGGTATACGCTCTTATTCTCCATAAGCGTGAAGATGTCGCCCTTCTGTACCGTAAAATCCCAATCTGTCTGGTGCAGCTCCGTAGACTTCGTGTCAACTCCCCACATCTCATTTTCGGGAACAAACTGCTCGTTTACGATGTTTACTTCACGATTTCCGAAAACGAAGCTTATAGCCTTGAACCCGCCTACAAGTTCATGTGTCTGTTCTTCCACCCTGTAATTGTTCGAGCGCAGATAATTCATATATGCGTCATATGCGCTGTCACCTGCCATGATAAGGTCTACCTTGCCACTTTTATCGCGCGTGGACTGACGCAGTGCCTGTGTTATGATCGTGTCGTCAATATCGTGGTTCGCGTCAACGACTATGGGCTTGATATACGGGTCGTTCGCCTTTGTCACGCCGTAAAGCGTGGTGATATTGTCATCGAATATCGCGCCCAGACCCGTTATCTCGTTCATAAACGAATACTGCGTTGTGATAAAGCTGTTTTCCGCCGCCGTTACCGACACGTCGAAGGTCACTGTCTTTGTGGCTCTGTTTATAGCCTTTATCCTTGCGCCCTTTGTTGTCGGCGTCGATGCTTTTGTTGCGCCGCTTGCGTATATATCAACGATGATGCCCTCTTTAAGGTTCTGCACGCTGTCAACAACGACTGTCGCGCCGCTTGCCGATGTCACCGTTGCGAGCTTGCCCGTACCGTTGCCGAAAAGTGCGCGCCCTACGTGCCACTTTGCCGCGTCATATGCCGCCTTTATCTCCGTTTCCAATAGGTCTGCCATAGCTCCCGATGGTGTGCCGAGAACTATCGCCTTCTCCGAGATGCTTATATCAACGTACATATCCTTTGCCTCTGTCTCGAAGCGGCTGAAATTGACGTTTCCGCTTGCGGGCGTCGCCTGTCCCTCCTCGGAAAAGCCAAAGCCGCCCGACAGACCTATCGGCGCTCCCGCTACTATCTTGCCTCCGTGAATCGCGCGCTTTACCACCTGACCGAGAAGCGCAGACGGCTCTATTCCCAGCTGGTTTTTCCAAAATGGGAGATATATCTCCTTTAAGACCTTTGTTGCTGTTATGATGTTCTGTTCTGACATTGTTTATCATCCTCCTTTGATTTCATCAACTATTAACTATTAACTATTCACTATTAACTATTCACTTGTTAAAAAACCTTGTCCGCGCCAGCTCCTTAGCCTCCTCGAACGTTTTCGGCGTATCGGGTATGTTCAGCGCCGCGTTTGACGCACCGCCGTCAGCGGAAAGCACCGGAACGGCATTTGCGCCGCTGCCTCGGTTAAGCTCGGCAATGCGTTCGCGCTCCACCATGTCGCGCAGTTCGGGACTGTTATGGTACATCTGCATGAAGTCCTCGTTCGTGGGCGGTGCGGGCGGCTTTGGCGGATCTGAAATGTTGTTCATACCGCGCAAAAGCGCGTACGCATTTATGTACTTGTCAGCAAGCGGGACATCGCGACTCGCCGCAAATATCGGATTATTGGCTATAATTCGCTCCACATCGCCGATACTGTCATTCAGTCCTGCCATCTGCGGGATGTGCGCAAGCTGCTCAAGTGCCTCGCTCCTCTCCCTCTGTGCAAGTCCCTCCCTTGCCTCGGCAAGATACGGCTCAAGCTCCGCCATCACCTGACGGCGGTTATACTCTGCCATTGCTTTTGTGTACTCCGCCTGCTTGCGCTGTATCGTTTCATCGTCGTCAAACGCAAGGCTCGCAAAGTCTATCGACGGCACCTCGTCCTCAAACACCCTCTGCTCCTCTGCCGCCTCCGCCTGCTCGTTCTGCTGGCGCGAAAGATTCTGCATCCGGTAAAGCTGCTGACGGAGCTGTTCGTTCTCGGCACGCTCCTGCTGCAAGAGCGTGAGCGTCTGTTCTGCCGTTGTTACAGCCTGTGACAGCATATTCATAGGCTGCGCCTCCTGCGGCGATACGTCCGGCGCGGTTTCCGCTGCTGCATTTGCGGGCAGTCCCTCCTGCTGTCCGACTCCGCTGTCCGCCTCGGGCGCATTTTCGGCGGGAACTGTCTCTGCCGCCGTCTGCATCTCGGGTGCGCCGTCAGTTCCGTACATCTGGCGCGCCGCCGCTGACGCATCGTCAAATGTTCTGTATTCGTTGTTTTCGTCCATTGTTTTCTCTGTTCCTCCTTATCCGCTATTAACTATCCGCTATTCACTATTAACTATTAACTATCAACTATTCATCTGCGCCATATGCGCACGCACATGATCCTCGAACGCCGCGGCATATTCAGGCTTGCGGTGTTTCAGAAGCCGAAAATCCATCTGTAACATATACCGCTTATGCTCCTCGATATGTATGCTATGCTCGTCAAACTCCGATATTTCGGGCAGTATACCGTCGGCGAAGAACTTGTTTTCCCTCTGCGCCGCCTGTATCTGCAACTGATTTATGCTCATCACTTCATCATAACCGTTGATACGTTCGGCTTCGAGTATTTTCAGCTTGATACGCTCCGGAACACGTCCCTCACCGTCAAGAAACAAACCCATCTGCATAGCTTCTATCATGCGCTGCTTCTGCATATCCTCCGACATAACAAGCTCGTTTTCGGTCGTATATTCGATGTCCCAGCTGTTTATGTCCTCGTCGCACCACACAAGCGCATTGCCTGCGGCGTTCGCGCCCGTTATATCAGTCACGCGCTTTGCCTTTGCGTATCGCTTGTATATCTCAAGCCACAGCCGCGCAAGATCGCGGACGCTGTTTCTGATATGGTCGCCCGTCAGCGAAAGGCGCGTGTTGTCTATCTCCATAAGGCTCTCTATCGCCGTACCCGACATATTCGTCTGCGGCGCGTTGCCGTTTACCATAAGCTGCGACACTCCCGCAACATACTCCATCTCCGTTTTCAGCGCAGCACGCTCAGAGAATATATCGGGCGGCAGAGTGCCGTTCTGGACGGGTATAGGCGGCGCGTATCCCTTTTTGTACGCAAGTATCGCTCCCGACTGCATAAGCCCTTCCTCAAATTCGTCAATGTCTACCGCGCCGTCCTCAACGATGTACGAATGTATGACGATGTTGCGCAGATAGTCGTGTATGCGGTTGACACACCCGTTGTAGGCTCTTTGCCGCGGTATCAGATCCTCTATAACGCTGCGCCCGAAAAACTGCCCCGGTGTCTCGCGGCACACGCATTGTACCAGCGGTATGCGCTCATACGGCAGGTCTCCGTAATAAACAAGATGCTCATCCCCGATAATTATTATCATGCGCCCGCGCGGTCGGTGCTTTGACGGCTTTTCAAAGTAGGTAATGACTCTTTCGGAGTTTTCCGCGCTGCGGTGACCTATGGCGTGTACAGTCGTTTCCTGTCCGCCGCCCGCAGGATATGAAACGGGCGTCAAAGAAAACGTTTCAACACTCGTCCCCTTCACCTTTATGCCGTATAGATCGTATATCTCATCGACCGTCTTGACCTGCTCGATGATCACAGACCGTTGATTTTCAACGCCCTGACGGAATATATTCTCGGGGTACACCTCATACGGCGTCACAAGTCCGTAATCCACATCCCCGTTGTAAAAAGCCTCCGTCTCCGTCACCGCTTCGCCGTTTTCATCGACCTTGACAGTGGTGACCTCGGCATACTTTGACCCCTTCGAGCCGTCCCACCACGCAAGCCAAAAGCACGACCCGCACACCTCGTTCCACGCTATCATGGTGTTTTTCTTGGTCTGAAAATCGCTCTCGGACTGCTTAAAGCGCAGTATCGCCGTCGATACCTCCGCCTTTGCAAGGTCGTCATCCTCGTTCGTGCGCGGCTTTACCCGCATGGAGTAATTTATCTTTTTGAGATTCGCGATGCGCGTGTCGATAAGCGGCGCTATCTGGTTGAACACCTCACGCTCCGAGTCGTCATCGTCCATATACGGGTACTGCTCTATCGTGCGCTTGTATACGTTGATGTCGCACATCTGATTGCCCGCAAGGAAGTTCGCGTTGAGCGTCCATTGAAGCTCCAGCCCCGCGCGCTCCTCCTTGCGCCGAGACAGCTTTTCCCGAACAAATGCGATCACGTCCTCGCGGAACATGAGTGCGCCCTCCTCGTCGGTATCGAGCGGCTTTTTCTCACCCTCGTCCTTCGCCGCGCCAAACATACTTTTTATCGCGTCTATCACACTCAACTGTTATCATCTCCCTTCCACTTTCGTGACAATATCTCCCTGCGTGTGGGCGAGCGTGCCCTCGGCAGTGACTTTCCCGCTTGGTAATCGGCAAATGTTCCGCTCTGTATGCGGTCATACAGGTCCTTGCGCTCAATATGGTGTATGACCGATTGTGCGACAATAACGCCGCACAGGATAGCTGTTGTTATGTACATCTCTGCCCTCCTTTTTTGCATCAAAAAAGAACGCCTTTTGTGTGACGTTCTTCCTTTTCGGCGCAAACTTCCGCATTCTCTGCCTGTCCGCGCTGCTCTTATTATATATTTTACCATAGACCAAGTGTAAACTTCTATCAACTCTTTAAAATATTTTCAAAACTTCGCAGAGCTCGCGCGTGCAGTTTATGCACCCACTGATATGTATAGTGTATCTTCTCCGCTATGCTCTCCCATGTCATGTGGTCTATATATCTGTACACGAGCAGCAGTCTTTGCGTGTCATCGTTCACCAGCTCTATCTTTGCGCGTATATCCGCCCTTACCTCCACCAGCTGCTCAATTGTGTCGTTTATCCTTTTCTCCTGCTCGATCATTTTCAGTATGATGTTTTCCCTCTTGTTTCCCGCCTCGCCTCCCGTCACTCGCTCACGCGACATATCCGGCGCGTTCACGCGCTCCGATAACGCACGAAGGCGGGATAACTCCCGCTCCTCGCTCTCTATCAGCTTGTCAAGCCTGTATGCCCTTTGCAGATACTCCTTCGCTGTCATGTTTATCACTCCGTTTCCCAATGCCATGCCGATCTTAAATACTTTTGGCACATTGCCGCCGTTTGTATTGCCTCAACAGCGGTATTCATAGCGCACTTCCTTGCCTTTGAGATCCATTCTTCGGCATATTTGTCATTATTGAGTTTTATGTTGCCCCACGCAAATTTTAAACAGCTGTTTACGTGTTCAAGCTCCTGCAAACATTCTTCGTATTCTTCTTTTATCACCGCATACCCCTCATGCGGCGAGCGGAACAGCGGGAATGTTGCATTTGCTGCGTCAAGCTCCTTTTTCATCAACGTTTTTACATCTTCTTCGACTGCGTTCATTTTAAACCTCCCTCACATTCGGAAAAATCCATCTGCCGTCCTTATCGTCATACTCTATCTTTGTCCCCTCGCATATTTCGCTGATAAGCACGTTGTAGCTCATTTTCTTTTTTGCCACATCCGCTGTCACCTCGTGAAACCGCAGTGCAAATTTTGCAAGCCGTTTTTCGCCGAAACCGAACTCTTTGCGGAGAATATACATTCCTATCGGCATTAAAATGTCTATGGCGTAATTAACGCCCTCGCGCTGGATTGCGCCGTATCGCGCACCCTCGCGTTGTAATCTGTGTTCTTCCCGCCGCTGCTCTTTAAGACGGCGCTGATGTCTGTTCATGCTCTCACTCCTCGCTCCGATTCTTCTGCCCATTTTCTCATACTTTCTTCCCATTCCATATATTTCTTCTTGTACACTTCGGATTGAAACGCTTTTTTAGTCAGCGCATATCCGTTTATCGGCGGTCGTGCTTCACTTACAAGCTCTCTGTATTCACCGCAACTTTCAACCGCGGGGCATCCTTGTGATGTGTAATATATCAGACCGTCTGCGGCAAGCTCTTTTAATGCTTTTCTTGCCTTGTATTTTGTCAAACCAACACATAACGTTACAATGTTGCTTATAGTCAACACTGCCGTCTGAGGCGCATACAATGTTGTGTACGTGCCTATTTGAGCGTCTATAATCATATCAAAAATCTTGCGTGCTATTTCATTCGACATCGTTCGCCCTCCTGTTCCATCGTTCAATTACTGCTTTTTTATAAACTTCCTTTTCAGCTTCTGTTAATAATTCAGGTAATTTCGGAGTCATTTGTCTACTTCCGCAATTACATTTTTTACACACAATTTGATAACCAAATTCGAACATTGTGACAGGTTCATCTATTGCATATTCTTCAATGCAAACTTCGCCCCCGCAGAATGGGCAAGGTTTTAATTCTATTTCACTCATTTCAGTCCTCCTTACGCATATCCCATAAAATCACCAAGCCGCACCCATTTACCATTTTCATAATTATTACACTGAAACACCTGTGTTCTCATAGGATCATTTACAAAAACAGTTATCAGAGGGCAACTTCCATTATAACCCTTTTCAGCTTTCACCTGCTCATATATTTCCGCAAGAGTAAGATATTCTGTTTCCGGCGGTTCAAACTCATTGTTTACTTTACGCCATTCCAACTTGTTTGTATAATTTTTTAAATTATTAAATCCGCCCAGATACACACTTGTCGCATTTACGCCGTCAAAACGCGGCACCTCGTAATCCTGCCAGTCTGTACGTGGTAGCTTCGCGCATCCTTTCGGTGTCGGTGCGTCAATGTCTATAGTCTCTGTTAAGCCCTCATGTGTTTTTAAAAAATTCTCTATAGCTTCTTCTCTTGTAAGAAAGAAACTACTGCATAGGCAGTTAAATGAACATCCCTCACCGTTGCTGAACCAATACCTATGCTTTTCTATTCGGTCTATGCACATAGGATGCGCGCTCCATACAATTTCTTTGTTTCTGCGTCTGCCGCGCATTTTCCACACAACATCGCCTATTTTAACATCACTCATTCTCGTTTCCCTCCGCTTCACTTATCCACACTTCCAACCTCTCATCGCCCGAAGTATACCACTTCTCCACACGCATATCCACGACCTGCGCGTCATCATCCCACGCTGCGCCGTTGAGCGCGTCACATACTATTTTCCCGATATTGTCACAGTCGGGCTTTTTTGTCGGGCGGATGATGTTGTTCTCCGCCGCGAGCCGTTTCCCGCGCGTGTATGACTTCGGAACAGCAAAGTAAGCAATTATTTCCACGCGCAGCTGCTTTTTTATCTCAGAACCTTTGATGCTGCCGAAATATGCCCCCTTTGCCGCACACTTGTACGCTGTACGCACAAGCTCTTCATACTCCTTTGTTGCCCTCGGCGTGTATACGCCGTTGCACGTCACTCTCGGACGCGCTTTCCCGCGTATCTTTCCGACAAGTGCAAAACGTACATTATTCATCTTATCACTTCCTTTATTTCTTCATTTTCTAATATGTACCATGTATCAGCTTTGTATTTTTTACCATCAATTCTTATCATTTTTGCAAGCAATAGTTCATCAGCGTTGTCATTCCATTCTGTCAACACTATATAAGAACCTACAACACCCTTAGCAATCGCGTTTTTCCCGCAAGCTAAAGCTATTCCATTTCGGTTATAAGTCGCGGCGCTGCTCTCTTCACCCGAAGCCGCCGCGCTACTTCCATTACCCGAAGTCGCCGCACTGCTCCAATAACCCGAAGTTGCCGCACTGCTCCAATCACCCGAAGTTGCCGCACTGCTCCAATTACCCGAAGTTGCCGCACTGCTCCAATAACCCGAAGTTGCCGCACTGCTCCCATAACCCGAAGTTGCCGCACTGCTCCCATTACCCGAAGTCGCCGCACTGCTCCCATTACCCGAAGTCGCGGCGCTGCTCTCTTCACCCGAAGCCGCCGCGCTACTTCCATTACCCGAAGTCGCCGCACTGCTCCAATTACCCGAAGTCGCCGCACTGCTCTCTTCTTTTAAGTTTTTTATTCTATCAAAAACAAAAGAAATCTGTGCCTTTACCAGCTCTGCAATACTCAATCTAATACCAATATGAATTTTTGATGAAGCAATCTTCGTACCTTCATCAGATTTAGAAATTTTCCCATCTTGAATAACTTCACAATAGACACTGTCGGACGGTTTATAATACTGAAAAACTTCAAGCGGCATTTCACAAGCGTGGAAACCGCTACTGCACACTTGCGCGTCATTCGTTTCATAATCTTCCCCCACCTCATACTGAAAACCACGGCAAGTCATGTCTTTATTAAATCCTTTATAAGTTTTCATAGTTTTCTCTCCTTTTATGTTTACATATCATGCTTATATTTGTTTGTCAATTATTTTTTATAATAACCTAATCTTTTCTTTCCCGGTCAGACATTATACCCACTGTTCAGCCATAGCCTTTGCTATATTTTCAAAAGTTTTTGACCGCACTTTCGCAGCGCCGCCCGCCCTCGAATATCCTGCTTTGTCCTTGTTGCCCTTGTTATGAGATGTACCACAGCTTACATAAGGTTTGTAATCAGCAATTATGTCTGTAGGCTTCAACCTCGGTAAACCTTTCAACCATAAACAGGTTTTTTTACTATACGGATGTCCGTATTCATAAGGCTGTATTATCTGAGAATACGGCGGCAGCTCGTATACTTTTGACGGTATCGGATTTTCTATACAAATTTTATTACAATCAGCATTATATATTTGCATAAAAAATTCTTTACCATTCAAGCCTTTTTTATATCTATCCATATCAATTTGCCCTTTCTTTGGGTACAGGCGACAAGCTCCTGCATTTGACAAATATGTGCAAGGTGGATGAGCAATAATCAAGTCCCATTTATCTATAAAATGTTCTTCCCCATCCATTGTACAAAATGGGTGTATTCCTTTGTAGATACGCTCAAAGCTGCCAAATTCAATTGGATTCAAATATTCAAGCGCATTTCCCAGTATATGCCATTCGGGATGTCCACCGCTCGGCTCTTGAATATCGCAACTGTACGCCTCATGACCGTTTTCACGAAAAGCAGTACAAACGCGCTGGCTTTCCTCACACGCTATTAATACTTTCACTACATCCTCGCCCCCTGTTTATTCATCGTTTCTATCAGCTTCACCGTCCTGCGCCTGCCATACAGCACATCCTGCTTCTTCGCGCATTCGGGACAATACAGTGCATTCCCATAGCTGTCCCACCCGTCAAGCACTGCCCCCAGCACCGCCGACGGCGTATACTCAAACTCCTTTTCCTTCCTGCATACAGCGCATTTTATCTTCATGCCATCATCTCCTATAAATTTTTAAACGCCAGCTTTTCAAGCTCGTCATGGTCTGTCAAACTCTTATCCTGCTTATTGTTACTCAACACACCATCGGCAGCGTTCGCCTGTTCGACCGTGCATATCCCCTGCCTGTGCCATTTCTGCAATATCGCATTCACATACGCTGTTATGAACTGTCCTTTATATGTCACGCATCTGTCACACGCAAGAGCTATCATTTCACCGCTCATCCCAAGCGACTGACGCCACATTTTCACTGCGCACTTTTCTCCATGCGTCAGCTCCCGTCCTATACTTACACTCACCATTTTTATGTCGTTGTCGTGGTGCGCGTGTGCGTCAGCACCACTCATTTCATTTACTTTACTTTCCTTTACTTTACTTTTATTTAGGGATTTTTCCCGGGAAAAACTCTCGTTATTTCGGGAAAAACTAAGGTTTTTTCGTGGAAAACCCTCAAAATGGGCGAGTTTAATAAAGCTCTCGGTCTCTTCTTTTTTTAAGACCCATAGCCTCTCATCTACTTCAATATCACGCTTCTTGCCCGTTTCGGCTTTCGCCTTCTGATATCGAAGCTGTATTCCGTGCGAGGTCAAGACCTTGTCCGATGCGAAAAGTTTATTATCAAACAGTGACCGTTCGCATAAGAAGTTTATGACCTGCTGTATCTTATTATCGTCCATGTTCAGGACTTCACCGATGTCGTCTTTCAGATCATCGTCAAATTTAACGTAATACCCCTTGTCGCGGTATATCGCCGTAAGGGTGTATATGTATATCATGAGACCGTCAGCACCATAGCGGCGTTTTACGGCTCTTATACCTCTGTCCTCAAAAAAAGCTACATCGAAAGGAAAGTAGTCAAGCCCCTGTTTTGTTGGTCTTGCCATACTTTGACCTCACTTTCACATAAACGGTATATCTTCTTCTGTCGGCATAAACTCATCCCGATCGGGATCTTGTTCACTTTTGCCCGCAGACTTGCCGCCCGTAAAATAAGCCTCATTTATTATGACATCTGTTGTATAGACCTTTTGTCCGTCTTTTTCGTAGCTGCCGGTCTGTATTGAGCCGACGCCGGCGATCATATCGCCCTTTTTAAAATATTTGCATATAAACTCCGCCGTCTGCCGCCATGCCCGACAATTTATAAAATCCGCCCCGTATTCGCCCGTCTGCTTGTCGCGGAACCGTCTGTTCACCGCGACGGAAAATCCGCATACCGATATGCCCGTCGGTGTCTGTTTCATTTCGGGGTCGCGCGTCAGACGTCCCATAAGTATTACTTTGTTCATTTCTGTATCCCCCTTTCCGACTTGCCGGACGTTTGACAACGAACTATATTATATGTCCGGCAAGTGCTTTAAATATATTTTATCATCCGCGCTATGCCGAAAATTTGCAATTTTTCAAGCGGATAATATCGTATGTGGATAACACTGTGGATAACTTCGTGGATAAGTCACTCACTCGCTTATGACCTCGCCCGTCTGTGCATCGACTCCGATGCTTTCCTGCACATCTTCTTCAATGATACGTCCCTCGGCAGGTATAACATTTATGTCGCCGCTGTCTGTATTGAAGTCGTAGCTGTTTTCATCAAACGTCACAAAGTCTGTTTTCATAGGCGCGTATTTGAGTACTTTTTTCAGCACCGTCTTTTTCGCCATTTCCTCCGGCTCTGTCTGCCAAGGACCGTTGCGGAACGTTTTGGAATACTTCTTCCCATGTGCCATACATTCCTCATAGCTCATCACTTCAAACGCATAACCGCCGTCCTTGAAATGAACTATCCCATACACCCACACAGGCGCTCCTCCCGTCATCATCGACGGCTTATGCCTGAGCCTCGCTTCAAGTCCGTATTCAAAATCAAACTCATCCCCCTCATGTACTACGTGCGCCTCTATCGACTTGACCTCTCCCGAACGGTGCGCAAGCTCTATCATCCCTTTGTATCCCAGCTGAAACTGACACTGTGCCCCGTACGGTATAAGATATGCCTGCCCCAGCGGTGTATTCGGCTCAAGACCGAGCTGTGCTGCCTGCATCATCGAACCGATGAACGATTGCGGCGTGCATTCCGCCAGCTTCGGCGTCGTTGTCAATGCCGTAGTCACAATACGTGTGAACCGCTCCGGTGTCATCACCTTCGGCAGCGCTTTCGCTACCTCCTTCTGATACACCTTTATGAAATCCTTTATTGTCTGCGGCTGTTTCGATAACGCCTGTGTCTGTGTCGTCTTTGCTATCTGTCCCATGATCTGTTACGTCCTTTCTTTTATGATGAATCTTCTTGTCTGTGTTTCCTTTATAAACTCTGTCAGCCCCGCCGCTTCAAGCTCTTTGACGCTTGCCGCGCTCCTGCGCAGTGACGTTGCCCACGATACCTTATATCTGTCGCTCGACGCCTTTTCAGCCTCACCCATATATGATTTTATCTCTTGCTGTATTTTTGCTTTCTCCTCGCCAAGCTTTTTCTCCATGCCGCATATCTCAAAATATCGCCTCAGCACCGCATCATAACCTACAAGCTCTATTTCTGCCCCGTTGTCCCTCGGGTACATAGCATCGAGCACCGCTCCGTTCTGATCTGTACCGCACGGCGCGGGCATCTCATGCAGCATAACATTTTCGTACCAAAACGTTTTTTCCTCTTTCATCAATGCGGCTATATCCTCTTCATCCCGTTTTATCTCAAATATTAAAAACTCCGTTCCAAAGACAAGCACAGCAAGGTACCACTTCGCCGCCCCCGTTACCGCCATATAGTGCTGGCACTGACAATAATATTCCGGCGGATATTCACCGTCCCTGTAACGCTTGAGCGAAAGTACATTTGCAGTCTTGCACTCAAGTCCTGCATCCTCGCCTACAACTAAGCGGTCAACGTTTGCCAATGCCCAAGGATATACAGGATTTTTTATCACAGCGTTCCTGCGCCTCACCTTTTTCCCTGTCTCTTCACAAAACCTCTCCGCTACATATTCCTCCAGATCTCGCCCCTGCCGCATAGCCTCATTATCCTCCTTTGGCGGCAGTATACCGACCTTGTCGGCATATACATCAAAGCGGTTTTTGTATCTGTTCAAACCGACTACCGCTCCCGCGTCAGACCCGCCTATGCCCTTTTGCCGCAGCTTGAGCCATTCCTCGCGGCTCATGCCCGCAGTACTGTAATATTCAAGTGCGCTGTCCATATCCAGTCCCTCCTCATCAAAAATAGTA